TGTGTAAGTTTCTCTTTACGCAATAGATGATTGTATAGTATCGCACCCTTGCAATGTATAGGAGCTCCCTTGGTAAACAGATTGTGGTCACTCGTAAATTTCTGTAGTCCGTTGACACTTCTCGGATATGCAATGTCCTCTGCACTCAGTGACATGAACTCCTGTCGGAAGTCTTGTATAAACGTGTTGAGTTCTTCCGAATCACCACTCATAATAATCTTCAATGCATCCTTGAGTCTCTTTCTGCATGGTGCAGGGGTGGATGATTTGACCGCTTCGATACCCATGAGTTTGAGTTGTGGTTCTTTGTATCGGACACCTTCGACATCCCATGCGTTCAGTATGTATCGTTTCTTCGCAACCCATATACCTTTATCCGCAATCACCTCACGTTTCATCTGCATCTTCTGTTCATACGCATTTACATATTCAGAGAGAGTTTTATAACTGCGGTCAATGTAAGGTTCAATTTTCTCTCGAGCCACCCTGTCCAAGAAATCCACGATTTTTTTGTTATCTTGGTCTTGTTTGAACACACCATTAACAAGTCGGTCAAATGTAATATACACTGAATCTGTATCTGATGCAAGAACATAATCTTCTCCCACCGTTCCAACAATTTTATTAATGTACCGATTAAGAGAATGTTCAATATAACGAATGGACAACTGACCAGAAGTAGTGATTGCCTCAGCGACCAGAACATCATAGTAACGAAACCAATTATTACCAATAGCACCATATGCACTATTGAGAGAAATCTTTTTCGCCATCTGAATGTTGTTATACCTTGCAATATCCTTGAGAAGTCTAGGTTCTTGAGTACGTTCATATTCCTTCTTCGCCTGAATCATGAGTTTTTTGTACTTAACTCTATCGTCATACATCGTCTGCATTATCTCAGGCAAAAATCCTTTCTTGTCAGTTTTAAATAATGCACCGTTTGGAGTAAGTGTGACATTCTTATCCTTGAGACTTGATGTATCTTTTTTCATTGACAACATATCATCAATCTGTGATTCTTTCCACAGAGGTTTCTTTGCATATAGTGTCTCTGGTGATATGTTATACTGCATAATCAAATGTGGATACAGTGAGTTCAAGTCAAACGACATTACCCACTTGTGTTCACCTACCTGTGGTTCTTTGACATATGCACCTTCATACTTAGTAGACTTTTTATTGTTCTTCTTTTGTGGTATGACAATCTTCTTACTCAGTAGATGATTGTATATGAGTATGTCCCAATACTTGACTGACCCAAGTACATCCATGTAGTTGACTTTTGCATCATAAGCCATCGTGAGACATAACTCAATCAGTTTCATCTTGTCTTCGAGTTTGTCTACCAACTCAACGTCCGTGATGTTATACTCAATGAATGACTGATAGTCTTTAGTATACCAGTCCTTGAATGTCTCATATGGATTACCATCCTTACGTTCACCTAGTTCCACATATGCGATGTGGTCTAACCGATACGACTCCTGACTGGTGTATGTAAACTTGCGATACAAGTCATAGTAGTCAAGATGTGCAACACCTTGTATGTCATAGAGTTGGTGTGTTCTACCTTTTGAATATATGTCACGACTTGATACATTACCCCAAGGTGATAACTTTTTTAACACACTCTCATCAAACAACTGTTTAACACGATTACAGATGTAAGGTATATCAAAGAACTCTGTGTTCCAACCAGTGATGATGTCTGGATAGTTGTCTGTCCAGAACTTAATAAAGAGTGCGAGTAAGTGTTCCTCACTATCACAAAGTATATAAGTTACATCGTCCCTGTCTGTGGTGAAGTCTCTAAGACCCCACACTATGATCTCCTTACTCTGATGGTTCTTGATTGTGATAGACAACAATGGTTCACTTGCAACCTCTGGATTAGGGAATCCATTTTCACACTCTACCTCAATATCAATCGTAACCAACAGTAGTTTTTCAATATCCCATTTCACTTCTTCTCGATATTGATCTGCAAGATATGTGTATGCGAACATACTATTTCCATACACTGTGTCTAGTTGATTCTCATGTTGTTTGAGCCATCGTTTTGCATCTTTTATAGACGCATGTTGTACTGGTTTGACCCAATCACCATTAAGTGTTTTGTAATCTTTAGAGTATTTTGAGTCTTTGGTAAGAGTAAACAAACATGGTTCGTACTTCACCTTTCGGTTGATTCGTTTACCATCTTTGTATTCTCTAAGTAGTAGGTCGTTACCCCACTGCGTAATGTTTGTATAAAATCTCATTGTGTAATGTTACCATAATAAAGTTGTTGTGTCAAGTTAAACTCGATCACCATAGTTAAATGCAATACTGATACGGTTCATGTCAGATTGGTTTGGTTCTACTGCGTGTGCAACATCGTTTGAGAAAAGTAGTAAAGTGTTTGTTTTTGGTGTCACTCTTCTATCGTCAAATACAATATCGCCCATGTTATCATCTGGAACATCCACATAGTAGACACCACTGACACCTCTCTCGTGAGTTATCGGTATCCAAGACCCACGTTGATTTACCATGTGTATCTTTTTGTCAACATGATTGTGTCTTAGATTGTAGTGTCCCTTTCCATTGACATTGAACCACAGAGTTGATAACACCATCTCACGACTCAAGTTCCTCTCTACCTCAGTGAATAATTTTTCACATACAGCTGGTGGTGTCAAATGTTTTTGTGATTGAAATCCACCTACATTTGATACTTCCCTACCCTCTGTAAGTGATAGTGCGTATTCTTTCATTGGACTTGTGTCTAAACTAAATTCAAATTGATAAATCATCTTTAACGTCTTGTGTCACCGAATATAAATCGTATTTCCAAGTTATCTCTTCACCCTCAGATATATATTTGTTTGTAAACAATGTCCACTTGTCTCCTATCTCACCAAAGTCAGTCACAAATGATGACTTTTTCTTTGTGCAATTTGGATTATCAGAGTGATTACCAAACCCACCAAGTGGTGTCCTTATTATCTCAAACCCTGTGAA